CCTGGCTGGTCGCGCGTGGCGAACGCTGGGTGGAAGACCCGACCAACGCCGACGAGCGCTTCACGCGCAACCGCATCCGCCGCCAGCTGCTGCCGGCGCTGCAGCAGGCGTTCCCGCAGTTTCGTGACACCTTTGCGCGCAGTTGCGAACACGCGGCGCAGGCCAGCGAGCTGCTGCAGGAACTGGCCGCCGCCGATGCAACGGCCATCGGCCAGCCGCCCCGCATCGCGGCGCTGCGTGCGTTGGGAAGGGCGCGCCAGGCGAACGTGCTGCGCCACTGGCTGCGTGTGCACCACGCCACCACGCCTACGGCCGCACAGCTGAACGAATTGCTGGACCAGTTGGCCGCATGTGCCACGCGCGGGCACCGCATTCACCTGAAGGTGGGCGGGGGCTATGTGGTCCGCGAGGCGGAGGTGCTCGGTTGGTACAATCAACAGGTTTTGGTCCCCATTTCCGCACGGGACGGCGGCGCGCCAGAACAGCTTTTGCAATAGCGCCGCGCATCTGCGTCCCTGCCATTCCAGAAATTCCATGGCACTGATCGTTCATAAATACGGCGGCACCTCGATGGGCTCCACCGAGCGCATCCGCAATGTCGCCAAGCGCGTGGCCAAGTGGGCGCGGGCCGGCCACCAGATGGTGGTGGTACCCAGCGCCATGAGTGGCGAGACCAACCGCCTGCTGGGCCTGGCCAAGGAGCTCACGCCCTCGCGTATTACCTCCGCCTACCACCGCGAGCTCGACATGCTGGCCGCCACGGGTGAGCAGGCCTCGTCGGCCCTGCTGGCCATCGCGCTGCAGGCCGAAGGCATGGAGTCGGTGAGCTACGCCGGCTGGCAGGTGCCCGTGCGCACCGACAGCAGCTACACCAAGGCGCGCATCGAGTCCATCGACGACAAGCGCGTGCGCGCCGACCTGGACGCGGGCAAGGTCGTCATCGTCACGGGCTTCCAGGGCATCGACGAGGGCGGCAACATCACCACGCTGGGCCGCGGCGGCTCCGACACCTCGGCCGTCGCCATCGCCGCCGCGATGAAGGCGCACGAATGCCTGATCTACACCGACGTGGATGGCGTGTACACCACCGACCCGCGCGTGGTGCCCGAGGCGCGGCGCCTGACGACGCTGAGCTTCGAAGAAATGCTGGAGATGGCCAGCCTGGGCAGCAAGGTGCTGCAGATCCGTTCGGTGGAATTTGCCGGCAAGTACAAGGTGCCGCTGCGCGTGCTCTCCAGCTTCACGTCCTGGGACATCGACATCAACGAGGAAGCCAAGTCCGGCACCCTGATCACCTTTGAGGAAGACGAACAAATGGAAAAAGCCGTCGTATCCGGCATCGCTTTCACCCGCGACGAAGCCAAGATCTCCGTGATCGGCGTGCCCGACACCCCCGGTATCGCCTACCAGATCCTGGGCGCGGTGGCCGACGCCAACATCGATGTGGATGTCATCATCCAGAACATGGGCAAGGAAGGGAAGACCGACTTCAGCTTCACGGTGAATCGGAATGACTACCAACGCACCATCGATCTGTTGAAAGACAAGGTGCTGCCCCAACTGGGCGCCGAGGAAATCGTGGGCGATGCCAAGATCGCCAAGGTCAGCATCGTTGGCATCGGCATGCGCAGCCATGTGGGCGTGGCCAGCAAGATGTTCCGCGCGCTGAGCGAAGAGGGCATCAACATCAAGATGATCTCTACGTCGGAAATCAAGACCTCCGTGGTGATCGACGAGAAGTACGTGGAACTGGCCGTGCGTACGCTGCACAAGGCGTTCGAGCTGGACCAGGCTGCCGCCTGAAGTTTCGCCGAAATGGCCTTGAAATGAGGCTACAATAGCGGGATTGGAAACGTGACCGAGTGGCCGAAGGTGCTCCCCTGCTAAGGGAGTATGGGGTGTAGAGCCTCATCGAGGGTTCGAATCCCTCCGTTTCCGCCAATGGGCCTTATAAATCAATAACTTACGAGAGTTTTTGAAATCTGTCCCACATAAAAGCCCACAAAAAACAAAGCCACCATGCACTAGCTCGGTGGCTTTTGTCTTTATAGCTGGCGAAGTTTAGGCAATCGCCTTGCACATCAGCACCAGCTCCCGATGACCTGAGCGCACGTCCACCAGGCTCACGATGTTGTAGGTCTTGCCATCATGGACGATGCGATCCTGCGCCGTCATCCATGGCCTAAAGCGCATCCTGATTCGCGTCGTCACCTCAGACTGCAACGCCTGCGCCGCGATGTACTCCCGGCCCGTCAGCGGCTCTACAGCCGCCCAGCAGGTGAACAGGGGTGCCCAGCTCTCGATAGGGGTTCCCCAGCCGTCCACTGTGCTGGTGAACCGCTCCACCGTCACCCGCTGGTCTAGCTTGCCCGCGTTCATGCGTACACCCGGTACGGTGCCAGCAGGCGTTCAAACGTGGGGTTCTTGGACAGCGGGCGCTCCACCAGGGCTTCCCTGTTGGCGTACAGGTCGCCCACCAGCAGCAGCGCGGCGGCCTTCACCGGAGCGGGTGCGGTGGCGTCCAATGGCTCGGTGGCGTTGATGTAGTCGCCTACCGATGCCGTGGCGGCGTCGATCATGGATTGCAGCAGCGTATCTTCGTCGCCGTGGTCGATGCGGCAGTGCAGTTTCACTTCGGGCAGGGTCAGCATTTGATTTCTTTCAAATGGTTGGAATAGGTGCCAGCCGCGCACCCATGTCGAATGCCGCTGGCTGTCGGGGTTAGTTCTCGCCGCGCCACTCACCGACTAAAGCGCGTCCGGTCTGCGGCTTTCGCCCCCGCACCGGCACGGGCTGTTAAACAAACGTGAACTCTGTAAAGCCCACCGACTGGCCCTCGGTGGCTCTTGATGCCACGCCCATAGCCATCGCCAGGGCCTGCAATCCGTCTATGCGTCCGGTAGCCTTGGCCTTGTCCAGCTTCCGGGCTCCCGTTGGGTCTTTCGTCACCACGGCATTGGCCGCGCACATGGTCAGCACCGGGTGGCCGCCGTGGGCGATGCGTCCATTCAGCAATTCGGCCTCCAGGGCGTCCAGGGCCGGGGCCATGTCCTTGAACCCCTGGCCCCACTCGATCAGCGGCAGGTCTGCGCCCAGCTTGTCCAGCTCCTTGCGCATGAGGTCGATGCGCCAGCGGTCGTATGCGATGGCCTGCACGTCCAGATCAGCGAAGATTTCCAGCATGTCGGCGGCTACGTGCTCATAGTCCACGGTGGCCCCTGGCGTCGTCCTGAGATGGCCCTGGCGGTGCCACACGTCGTAGGGGGCGCGGTCACGGCGGGCGCGGTCTGCCAATCCCTGCTCAGGCGTCCAGAAAAAGGGTTTCACATGCCACACGCCATCCACCTGGCCCACGATCACCAGGGCGGTGAGGTCGGTACGTGCCGACAAGTCCAGGCCAGCGAACACCGGAACGTCAGCGCAAAATTGCGTCGGCGTTGCACAAGCCCTCCACACGTCTGGCGAGATGAACGGGGAGACAGTCGAAACCCGCTGATTCAGCAGCAGATTGCGGGCGGTGTTCTCCATGCTCGGCATCCGCTGCGCCTGCGTCATCTGTTCCCGCAGGTCGTCCAGGCTGCGGAACAGGCCCAGGGCTGGATTTGCCGCACGCCATGCGCTCTCGTCCATGAGGTCGCAGCCCTCGGGCGCGGCGTACAGGTGGCACACGATGCGCGGGTCTTGGCTGGTCTGAGCGTCATCAATCCACTGTGAAAACAGGTCTGCGTCGCTGGCGGCCTGAGTACTGATGGCGATCAGCAGCGGCTCGGCGTGGGCACCTTGGGAAGTGGTAATGGCGTCGATGAAGTCGGACTGCGGGCCACGCACCTGGCCGATTTCGTCGAGGATGGCCAGCACCGGGCTTAGGCCGTGGGCGGTCTTGCCGTCAGCAGCAAGGGCCTTGTATTCGGTGTTCAGGGGCAGGCCCAGCAGGCGTTTGCCGCTCGGGATGATGCGCACGATGCTGGAAAGCTTTGGGGAAAGCTGCACCATCTTGCTGGCCAGATTGAACACCAGGGCGGCCTGATCCCGGCTCATGGCACCGCTCACGATTTGCGCGTTTTGCTTCGCCTCAGGCCCCACCAGGTGCGCCAGTAGCAGACCAGCAATCAGGCCAGATTTCCCATTCTTGCGGGCCACGCTCAGGATGGCGCGGCGGGTGCCGTGGGGGCTGTCATACACATCCTGAATGAACTCTTTTTGAAACTCTGCCAGCACCATGGGTTTGCCCACGTCCTTACCCTCGGGGACGCACAAGTAGCCCTCGATAAAACGGATGATGCGGGCGGCGCGGGTCATGGATAGATGCCTTGGAACTTCAATTCATCTTTCGCAGCTCATCGTGGAGATTCCACAATTAATTGTGTAGTCTCCCTCGCAGGCGCGTGCGCGGCAGCTCATCTGCGCAAATTTGCGCAGTTCAGGCCCACGAACCTCGCAGGCGCGCACGCGGCAGCTCATCACCAGACTGGACAATAAATTGTCCGGTCTCACCTCGCAGGCGCGTGCGCGGCAGCTCATGCGAACCCTGTGGAAAATTTTCCACAGGGTGGCCTCGCAGGCGCGTGCGCGGCAGCTCATAAATCGGGTAGTCAGAAATCTGACGAGCCGATCCTCGCAGGCGCGTGCGCGGGTCACGGCTTCGTCGGTGCGGATGGGCTTTGCAGGCTCGTCAGAAATCTGACGAGGCTGGGGGTTAACGCCGCCAGTGCTGGTTACGAGATTCGCCCTCGCCCGCTCTACCATGATCGGCTTCATACCGCCCTCAGCCTCGGGATCAGCTCGTCGCCATCGTCCTGGCGGGCTTCACGTTCTGCCGTGTTCGCATTCACCTGGTCGGCAGCGCGGCCAGTCGTCGCCGTGGGATGCACCGCCACTGCACGCGCCAGCGCCATGGCAAGGCGAGTCAGCTTGGCATGCTCATCACTGCCCACGGTGGCCGATTCGATGGCGTACTGCACGCGGGCGAGGTTCGCGGCCTGCACCAGATCCGCATCCGTCCACAGATCACGGCTGCGGCTGGTCACGATGGCCTGCCAGAACGGTTTGCACGGCTCGGGCAGGGTGACGTAGCTGGGCGGCTCGATAGGCGCTTGTGCGGCGTTCTGGTGCGCCTGCACTGCGGCTTTGGCGCTGTCGGAGCGGGTGCGGCGGGTCTTGGTCATGAGTTGCCTATTTTTTAAGCAGTCAGCAGTAACGCGAGGGGAACCGGTCGGTTAGTGTCCACTAACTTACCGTGATTTCTCATTCCAGTGGTGCGCCGGGTTGATAGGGTTCCCGTCCGCATCGCAGCCCATGCGCGCCGGTCTGCCGTACAGCTCGGCCATGGTCTTGATGCTGTGGCACGGCTTGCAAAGAGCCTGCAGCGCGTCCCGGCTGTTGTCGGCCGCACCACGCATGTGGTCAACCTCAGTGGCTGGAACCGTCAAACCTTGAGCTGCACAGTGGCGACACAGTGGTTCCTCTGCCAGCACCTGTTTTCTGAGCTTGCGCCACGCTGCACTGTTGAGCGGCAGCACCCGCCCGTTGGCGTCCTTTGTCCACCGCATGGGCGGCTTCACCAGGTAGCCATTGACGCGGCGCGGCTCGGCCTCGGGCAGTGGGTTGCCGTTGCTGTCCAGGCCCTTGGGCGGCTGTTGCCTGGCGTCACGAAAGAACGTGGGCGAACGTGTCACGCCATGGCCTCCTGTTGCTTGCTCGGGTACGGCAGCGGCGCAGGGGTGGCTACTGAGTGTCCACCCTCTTTTTCGTCGTCCAGGCCCTCGATGGCGGGCAGGTTCTCCAGCTTGCGGGCTTCGCTCTTGAGCATCCATCCGTCGCTGATGCCGGAGCTGTAGAACGCTGCCCGCTCGGTGCTGGCACCGCGCAGCAACCCTTCCAGGCTGAACTCTGCGTACATGGTGCGGGCTGCGGCTGGCGTCAGCAGTTGGCGGTTGATAGCGCCTTCAATGGCCGATAAGTGCCTGCCCAAAGTGTGCTTGGCAAAGAACATATCCATGGCCACGCTGTTGGAATATGTCGAGTGAGACAGATCACCGATCAGGACGGGCGGCACCTTGAATATGCGGGCCACTTCTTCCACGCTGAACCGGCGTGAAGCAACCCACTCGCTATCGGCAAGGGACAAGCTGATGGGCACGAACGAGGAACCCTCTTCCATGATCGGCACCTTGCCCGCATTGCTTCCACCGGCATACTGGCTTTGCCAGCTTTGCGCGATGGCTTGGCGTTGCTCAGGCTTCAAACGTCCGGGCATGGTGATGATGCCGCTGGCCTTGGTGCCGTTGTCGAAGGTGCTTTGCCCATGTTGCGCTTCAGCTTGTGCGAGCTGGATCACGGCGCGGGCGGCGGCGATAGGACTGACGCCCACCAATGGATCAGAGCCAGCACGGTGGCGCAGGTGGAACACCTCGGAGGGCAGCAGGCGCTCGCGCTTGCCGTCCCGGTCGGTGTACTCATACCCGCCGATGGTTTCGCCCTTGCGCATGATCGTGACGTTGCTTGTCACCATGGGGTCGAGGCTGCGCACCTGGCCATCCCAGCCGCGCGTAACTTTGGCGTAGGCGTTGCCCGTCAGCAGCATGGATGAAACCATCCACTCCCAGAACTCGGTGGCCGATTGCTGGCCATTTGGTGCACGGTGAAGAACGGTATGCAATGGATGCTCGGTGGCGGCTTTGCGGTCGTCGCCGTCCTGCCGATACAGCTTCAACGGCAGCGATCCGATAGCCTCGGCAATCAAGGCCACGGCGGCATAACAGGCACCCACCGACAGCGGAATCAGGCGTCACGGCGGTGGCAGACAGCGGCACAGGCCAGCCGTTGACGCCGATGGTGCTGCGCGCCTCCAGGCCGATGGCGCTTTTGATGCGGGTAATCAGGCTCATCAATACAGCTCCAGCCACAGGAAATTGGGGTCGCTATGCACCCGCAGTTGGGCAGGCTTGGAGCGCATGGCCACGGTGGTGTCCGAATAGGCCGGGTCGCTGGTCAAGGTGATTTCGGCCAGGTCAACGTCCAGCAGCTCGCGCACCATGGTCGAACCCCGTTCCTCCCAGCGGTCGCCACCAGGGGCCACGCGGAAGCCGAACGAACATCCGGCGACATCCCCACGATCCACAAGGATGGCCAGGTCACGCCCGTGGCTGGTGTCGGGCAATGCCAGCGTGAAGGCCAGGCCCTTGGCGTCCTCGCGCAGTTGCAAGGTGCCCCCTCGGGTGGTGCCCAGCAGGGCAGTGCCGTCGTGTTGGTACAGGGCGCGAATGTTGGAACCCGTCGCCAGCGATTTGGCGAAAGCGCCAGGGCGAATCACCTCGGAGAATGTGCCCAGGTTGGCCTCGGAATTGAACACGGCGGCGTAGCCGTGCAGAGTCTTGCCGGACGCTTGTAGCGTGCCGTGTCCGCGTAGTTCCAACATTCGCAACCCTCCTTACAGGCCCAGGTCGTCAGCCACCACGAACGCCTTGGGATGGCGCACCACGGCATCCATGCTGTGCATGATTCGCAGTTGAACGTCGCCCTTTTCGTAGTAACCAGCGGCGTAGGGGTTGGCCAGCACTTCGGTGGCGCCCCATTCACCGATCACCAGTTGCGAGAAGTCCCCAGCGATCACGCGGCCCGTGTTGGGCGTGCCGGTCTTGGCGTCCAGTTGGTTGGTGACGTAGGCAGGGAGGCCAGCCACGCGGCCAGCTTGCATCAGGTACTCGCTACCGGCAGTGGCGTCCTTGAGCGTGGTTTGCAGCTTCGTCGCGGCCTTGGCATGGGTCACGATGGCGTTGGGCGTGATGTTCTCCAGGCCCAGCTTTTCCAGCATGCCCACGATGGCGGCCCAGCTCAGGGTTGCCAGCGATGCGGTTTGGATGCCGGTCACGTTCAGGATGCCCACCGGCTGCTTGGCGGCTGCGGTGCCGTGCAACAGGGCCTTGTCCACGGCCAGGCCCACCACGGCGGCAATGTCGTCGCGCAGCAGGGCTTCAATCGAGGGGTTGGACTGCAATGCCAGGTTACGGGAGAAGGCCGTCAGCGCGCCCACCGTCTTGGGCTCCAGCTTGACGCTGGAATACGTGGTGTTGCTCTCGGTCAAAGCCTCAGATTCGCCCACCCAGAAAGCGGTGGCGGAGCCGGTAGCCTTGGGCAGGACGGTATCGCCACGCAGGCCGGTCAGCACGCGGGCACCCAGGCTGCGCACGATCATCGAATTGCGCAGCAGGCCGATGAATTGATCCGCACGGTAGTCGTCGGGCACCACGGCAGCCGCGCCGGTCGTCGTCATCGTGGCGCGCTTTTCAAAGATGGACGTGGGCACGAGGATGCCGCCATTGCGGGCCTCGATGCCCATGCGCTTGGCCTCGGACTGAAATTCAGCCAATGCACCCGTGGCGGCGCGGTTCTCGATCTGGCAGCGGATGGCGTCCAGCACCGTGACGGCGCTTTCCATCGTGCGCTGTGCCTTGTCCACCGGTTGGCCCATGGAACGGCGCTCGGCGTCCTCGATGAACTGAGCGCGGGCCTCCTGGCCTTCCAGGTTGACGATCTCGGCCTTGATGGCGTCGAACTTGGCCTGCTGCTCAGGCGTCAGGTTTGCGCCATTGGCGGCGGCCAGCAGGCTGCGGGCTTCGGCCACCTTTTGGGCACGCTGCTCGCGGATTTCGTGAAGTTGCATGTGGGTCTTTCTTTGCAAAGAAGGATTGAACAATTCCACATCACGGAATAGCAATCGCACAATGCGGAATGCGCCTATTATCACATTTCGCCATGTGAAATCAAGTGGGCATGAAAAAACCCGCTCGGGGCGGGTTTGGGGGGTTGTTAACGCTTTGGATATGCCCTGCGGAAGTGGTCTAGCAGGTCGCGCCATTGATCCTTGGCGACGGCCAGCACGTCCTCGCGCATCTGCGCCCTTGACTCGGGGCCGTCATCCCAGTGGTCGCAAACCCTATCCGCTTCGGCCAGCAGCGCCTCCAGCAGTGCAGCCTCGTCGCTGTCGTTGGATGCGTGTTTTTCAAAAACGGGCGCGGGGGGCACTGACAAAACCGACGAAAGGGGGGTTTTGTCGGTTTCGTCAGTTGGTTCCTGGCGCTTTTGTGAAAAATGCGCTTTTGCTTTTTCCAGCCATGAGATCACTTCCCGGCCCTCGCTTTCGGGTTGATGTGGTAACGGGTGGTTGGTCTGCCGCCCTCGTTGGCATCCTCCATGCCGACGATCCATGCGTGTTCCTCCAAGATGGCGAGCGCGGTTTCTGCGTCTGCGGTGGTCTTGATGCCTGCCCAGTTTTTGCGCACCACGTCGCGGGCCGTGAAACCGCCTTCCAGCTTGCCGTCTGCGATGCGGCGGGACAGCATCTTGGCGGTGGTGGTCTTGGCGGTTTCCACAAGGCCATAGATGCGGCGGGCGTGGCCTTCCAGATACTCGCACCACACGGCGGCGCGCATGGCGCTTTCAATCGTGACGGGGCCGATGCGGCCGTCTGCAAGGTGCAGGATCAGGGCTACGGCGCAAAACAGTTTCTCGAACTTGCCCAGGTGCTGGCGCATCATGGGATTGGCTTCGTCCGGGATGCGCTCACGGTTTAGCTCGGTGTCCCATTGAATGAAAAGCTCCTGCGCCTCGTCGTTGAAGATGAAGTGCGGCAGCTTCACAAAGTCATCTGCGGGGGTTGCACCGTCCATTACGGGGTCGAAGCTCGCCAGCCGGTCGAACAGGTCGCGTACGGCCTCGCGGGCTCCTTTGACGGGGTAGCGGTCACGCCACTCCCATGTCGGCTGCTCGGGGTACACCAGCACTTGGAATCGTTGGATGCGCCCGTCGTTGTCCATGCTGTTGACGATGCCGCCCAGGTAGCGCTCCAACAGGTCAGGTTGTATGCCGCCAAACACCGACAGGCACAAGGTGTTGATGAACTGACTGCCGCGCCCAATGCGGTCAATGCTGAAACTGCCGGTGCCGTTCCAGCCCTCCAGATAGAACGCCTTGTCGCCTTCGCGGCCTTCCTTCTCCCAGCTCGCCAGCAGGCCCATCAGCTCATCGCGGAACACCAAAAGGCCGTGCTGGTTGTGGCTCAGGATGTCGCCCAGCTTCTCCACCGTGGCGTCGTTGGATTTGAAGCGCCTCGCCCGAGGTTCCTCGGGCTTCTCCAAGCCGGCCAGGTCGTTTTGTGCGGCCAGCATCTTGTCCCGGTCGGGCTTGCCGCTTGCCGCTTTTTTCATGCTGGCCTTGATGGCCGATTCGTGCGCCTCAAACGCTGCTAGCTCGGCCTCGTAGGTCTTTTGCCGCTCGGTCAGCAACTCCACCTCCTTGGCCTCCAAGCGATCCATGAAGCGCATCACCGTGCTGATGGTCGGGGACTTCTTCGCGCTCGGGTCGCCCACTACGCCGCCGTAGAGGTTGGGCGTTACGATCCAGTCATCACGGCGCTTGGGCTTGATGGCGCACTTGGTGCCAATCACAGAACCCAGGGCAACCATCAGCGTGGCGGCCACATAGTCGGGCGCTGCGCACATGCGGTCGGCCTCATCGTTGACGAACTCCGCAAGCGGCTTGGGCAGCAGAGCATTCGCATCAAATGCCGGGGCCGGTGGAAGGTCACTCACGATGGGGCGCGGGTCAGGCCATGGGCTCTTGCGCTCCACAAGGGCATCAATGCGAGCGGTTGCGCGCTCAATGTCGACCACAGCATTCATGCGAACACCTCCACAATCTTTTGGATGCGTCCTGCCGCTTGCAGAACGCGGGACAAGTCCAGTTGAGACAGCGCCACGCCATGCGTGACATTGGCAGCGGCCACGGCCACCAGATTGGCCTCCACGGCCAGGACGGCCAGCGCATCGCGGGCAGGCAATGGCGTGGGCTTGTGCTGGGTGGCGGGGCGTCCGTCGTCTATCCACGCGCCCAGGGCCTTGGCGGCCTCTACGAACTCCAGGCCGTGCTGGGCCATGTGGTACGCCAGCACGTCGCCGCCACGGGCACCACAGCCCGCCATGCACACGAATGCGCCGCTGTCGGTGTTGATGCGCATGGAATCACTGCCGCCGTGGAATTTGCACTCGGTGGTGCGCCATTTACCGCGCCCGGTCAGCTTCAAGCCTTCGGACTCGTAGTAGCTGATGGGGTCGGGGAGATTGCGGCGATCAAAGGCCATGGCGTGCCCCCTTCTTTTCCAGGTGCTCGCGCAGTTCCTCGTTGATGTAGTCCGCAATCCATTCGCGGGTGTCTGCCCAGGCGGTGCCGTGCTTTGCCGCGTAGTAGTCCATGCGGCGCTGGAACCAGGCGCGGGCCTTGGGCAGCAGTTCGGGCGGGATGACCGATTCGTTCAGTAGGGGCGTGGCTTGCCCTGCCGGGTAGGCATTTGCTGAGTGCATGTCATCTCCTTACTGAGCCTTGGCGGCTAGGTCGGAGATCAGCTTGTCAATGTCGGCGCTGCGCCAGCAGGTTGTGCGCGGCCCCAGCTTCACCGGCTTGGGAAAGCGGCCCGTCTTGACGCCTGCCCACCAGGTGGCGCGGCTCACGGGAACACGTTGCAGGACGCCGGGCAGGCGCAGGAGGGTTTCGCTTGAAGTTGGGGATGCTGTAGTCATCGGTGCTTTCAACGGTTTAGAAGAAAAGCACCGGAGCCGCAGAACGGATCAGCCACGCTGGAAGTAAACCCAGCTAGATGGTCTTCACCGTCTGGTTTACGATGTTGGTCGCTTGGCCTCCAAAACTAAGCGACTGCATCGGGGTTCCGGTGCGGTTTAGAACCCCCCTTGGCGCTCTCACCTGCCTTGGGGGGTTCGCCTTATTGGACACCACAGATTCCGATGGCGTCCGATAAGGTGCGGAATTTGTACCACGCTCGCAAGCGTCGGTCATTGCACAGCTTTGTGAAAATACTGTGGATAACTTGTGGCAGGCCAGTGGGCGAAAGCGGTTTTCCACCTCTGTTCATAAGGCGACAGCGCAGGAAGCTTGCTGTACATGTCGGCCACCTTCAATGCCGATTGACTCGTCGGAACAAGTTGTTCAGGCGCTTGTGCAAAAAGTTGCCCAGGCTTGCATCATCTCCCGGCGCTTTTCCAAGGCGTCGCCGCGTCGATAGGCTTCCTCCACCTTGTTTTCCAGCTTGTGCGCCAGCGCAGCTTCGGCCATGTCGCGCGGGTAGTTGGTGCGGTCGCCTGCCCAGTCCCGGAACGTGGAGCGGAAACCGTGCGGCACCGCATCTACCTCCATGCGCCGCATTACCGCCGTGAGGCTCATGTCTGACAGCGCCTGCCCCTTGGTGCCCGGAAATACAAGGTCTGTCCCTTCCATGCGGGGCATGTCCTTCAGTAGCTTGATGGCGGCGTCAGACAGCGGGACGCGATGCTCCTTGCCCATCTTCATGCGCTCCTTGGGAACAGTCCACACTTTCGCCTCCAGATCAATCTCTCCCCAGGTTGCCCCACGCACTTCTCCAGAACGGGCGGCAGTCAGGACGGCAAACTCCAGGGCACGAGCTGCAATACCATCCCGCTGGCGCAAATCGGCCATGAAGGCGGGCATCCCGTCGATAGGCAGGGCGCGGTGGTGCTTGTATCTTTAAACCAGACCAGCGCGGTAGAGTCTGAACGCCGTTGAGGCGGCCAGACCGGCCCGTGCAGTTTGGTAGGCGCTGGGGTGATAGAGCCCGTGACTGAGTACAGAACGCATGGCCGCCGCGCTGGTCTTCGTGAAGCCCGAACGGTTACGCGCGCCTTGATTGAGCGCGCATGCACAAGCAAGGGATCTGAAGATCATGTCTGTTACCTCAGTGACGGTGGGCATCGACGTGGCCAAGGCGCACGTGGATGTCTGTGTGCTGGGTGCCAAGAGCAGCGCCCAGCGGTTTGACAACGATGCCGAAGGCCACTCGGCGCTGGCGGCTGCCCTGCAGCCCCTGGACGTGGGTCTGGTGGTGATGGAGGCCACCGGCGGCTACGAGGCCGCGTTAGCGTGTGCCCTGCAGGCCACAGGCCTGCCCGTGGCGGTCATCAACCCGCGCCAGGCGCGCGACTTCGCCAAATCCATGGGACGCCTGGCCAAGACCGACGCGGTGGATGCGCGCACGCTGGCCGAGCTGGCAGCGGTGCTGCTGCGCCGCGACGATCTGCAGCGCTTCTTGCGCCCCCTGGCCGATGAGCGCCAGCAGTGGCTCGCGGCCCTGGTCACGCGCAGGCGCCAGTTGCTGACCATGCTCCATTCGGAGCGCCAACGGCTGCAGATCACGCCCAAGAAGCTGCACGCCAGCATCGAGGCCATCGAGGCGGCGATCAAGGCGCAGCTCGATGAGATCGAAGAGCAGATGGTCACGCATGTGCGCGAGCACTTTGGGGAGCTCGACACGCTGCTGCAGTCGGCTGCGGGAGTCGGCCCGGTGGCCAGTGCCACGATGATTGCCGAGCTGCCAGAGCTGGGCCGGCTGAACCGGCGCGAGATCGCTGCATTGGTGGGCGTGGCGCCCATGGCCAATGACTCCGGCGGCAGCAAGGGCAGGCGG